CATAGTCCACCTTGTTAGGTACTTCTAATTCTACTGCAGATTCCATAATCTCTTTTATTTTATCTGCATTACCATCGACCGATATATCAAGTTCATCATGTACTTGTATATGCGGTATGATACCTTCCTTGTACAGATCAACCATAGCTTTTTTAGTCATATCAGCTGCTGATCCTTGTATAAGTTTATTTAGTGCTTTATAAGTGTAGGCACGTTTAATCATACCTGGTCCATGTTCTCTTTCAGCTTCCTCTTTAGGTAAAGCTTTATGTACACCAAACTGTCTTGGTTCCCATAAATTAAATCTACATCTACGTCCTAGTAATGTTCTGATACGACCTGAGTCTTGTGCTCTTTCCATTACACTATATGTAAGTTGTTTTACAAATGGTGCTTTACCATGATACTGTTTAAATAAATCTTCTGCTTCTGTTTTATCTAAACCAAGTTCTGCTTGTAATTTATTTTTACCCATACCATAAAACAAACCAAGGTTAATTGTCTTAGCTTGTGATCTAGGTATGTTTGCCATGTCAGCTACAATTTTATGAAAGTCTGCATCGTGTTCAAGATAAGCTTCCAATACTTCTTCTAATCCTTCTCCTGTAATATTACTAGAATTTTTATCCATTGATGCGTAGTGTGTAACAAGTCGTGGCTCTTGCTGTGAGTAATCAAAACAACCCCATGTCGTGCCTTCTTCAGGAATAAATAAACTTCTGATCCGTGGTCCAAGTTCCTTGTTACGTGCAGGAATCTGCTGTAAGTTTGGATTGTTGTAACTGAACCTACCGGTTACTGTACCACCTTGATCGGATCTAATTTGATTGATCTCTGCATGGATACGACCTTTGTGTGAATGTTTTAATATGGTATCTATAAACGTTGTGTGTGATTTATTAATCTCTCGTGCATGTGCAATTTGTTTTACTGTAGAGTCTGGATGATTTTGTAAAAAATTTTTAGTAAAAGATGGTGCACCAGTTTTTGCTGTTGTATCATAAGGTAGATTTAATTTTTTAAAAACTTTTTCTATGGATCTTGCGGCCCATATTTGAACATCTATTCCTGTTGCTTTTTTTACTTCAAGTAAAGAACGTTCTTCTTCTGTAACTAATTCTTTTTTTAATTTGTGTGCTGCATCTACATCTACACGTACTCCTAAGAATCTCATGTCAACAAGACATGGAAATAATTCTGTTTCAAGATCAAAGATAGATTGTACATCTTCATTTAGTATTTCTTTTTTCATTTCTTGCCATAGTTTTAGAGTCAATACTGCATCTTGCTCAGCATATTCTCCAACATACATTGCAGGCAGTTTATACATCTCTGACTTAGCATCTATGCCCCAATGCGCTGCAGTTTCCTTTAGTACAGCCTCATTTTTGCCTATTCCGACGTAATCACGACCCAAACTACCTAAATCGTATCTAAAGCGATTCTCGTCCACGAGAGAGCCAGCAATCATGGTATCTACTATCTTACCCTGTATTTTAAGGCCCATAGACCTAATCCAACATACATCGTACATTGCATTGTGAAATATCTTAATTGCAGGTGTATTTAGTACATCTGTAAACCATTTTATAACCATGTTCTTATCCATGTTACCACCACCTTCATGTGCGATAGGATAATATCCAGACCAACCTTCTACAGCAACAGCTATACCTACAACTTTACCATTACCAACTACAGATCCTGAACCTGTTGATTTTAAATCTGGATCTTTAGTCTCTAAGTCAATTGAAATCTCATCATACTTTGATAAGTCTGGAAAAGATTCTGGTGGTAACCACTCTGTTTGAGGTGTAAATATAGGTTTCATTATTTTTTGTCTTTCATGTGTTCAATTTCTAAATCACAATAGTGTTTGATCTTGTTAATATCTTCTACACCGTTTTTGTTTAAATATCTACAAACATATTTAATTACATTAGCTTGAAATGGATTGAGTTCGTTTTTTCTTATGAAGGTCCATGGTTGAATCAAAAACTGTTTATAGTGAGATCCTCCAATTTGTTTGTCTTGCGGGAATGCTTCATCCCAATCTTTTTTATTTGTCATAGTTCGTAACCTCCTCCTTTAGGATATATTATATGTAATGATTCTTTTGCTCTGGTTGCTCCAACATACATTAATCTATGTTCATCAGTTGGATCTTTTTCGTATGCATCTAATGCTGCTTTTGTTAGATCCATAGGAAGAATTACATTTTGTCTTTCGTTTCCTTTTACTCCATGTATGGTAGCTAATTGTATTCTTGCACCTTTTAGTAAACTCTCTCCTTTCTTCAATAAATCTTCTATTTTAATTGTATCATTTTCACCTATTCTTGACAAAGCTACCTGCCAACGTTCATCTGTGTTCAAACCAAAATCTTTTTTTAACATATCAATGTTATACATTTTGTTTGGCACCATTGCTTTAAACATCTTATTAGTCCAATGTTTATTAAGCATTTTCTTTTTTACATTGTAACACTCATCATAAGATAGATATTGACCTTGTTTTAATTTATTTTCATACAAATCTATAGCCTCAAATTTATCCTGTAATGGATTATGTTTTTTTACTCTTTCGTAAAATATATTATTGTCTTGAAAGTGTTGTTCAAATTCATCTAATTTATATTTATCTCTACCAAGAACTAACCATTCACCTTTTGAAACATCTATACCATCTATTCCATCGTGATACATAACAGAACCTCTTTTATTTGTAGGTGTCCAAATTTTTTCAATTCTTTTTTCTTTTGGTATTCTATTAATAATTTTATTTGCGAAGTTAAATATATTTATTGGTACACGATAAGATTTATTTAAAACTTCTTTAGTTCCTTTTAAATTTAAAAAACTTTCTACGTCTGCACCTCTCCACTTATAAATACATTGATCATCATCACCTGCAACATATAACATTTTAGAATTAAGTTTAATTCCTTCAACAACTTTCCACTGCATCTTTGATAAGTCTTGTGCTTCATCAACAAAAGCAACTTCTAATTTAGGAAATTTATTTGACTCTACTAACTCATTTATCATATCTGTAAAATCAATCATTCCAGGTCTATCAATCTTAAATTGTTTAATTGCTGATTCAAATCTTATTAAATCTTTTTTATCTATGTCATCAGAGTGTTCTTCGAGATTATATTGTTCAAGAACAGAAATATTTTTAGATCTAGCTAATTCAATTAAAGACAAATGTGGACTATCCGAATTAAATATACCTCCTTCGTCTTCATTGTAAGATGCATATTTTAATTCAATTCCACATTTTTTTCCTATTTCCGTATAATGTTCACTTTTCATTACTTTTGTTTTATCGTACCCCAACTGTTTAAATCCTAGAGAATGCAACGTTCTAAAATAAGGTAGATCGTCAAAAGTTAAACCAAAATTTTTAAACATTCTTTTATGAGCTTCTTCGGTAGCGTTCTTACTAAAAGTAAAGTACCCAATTTTTTCCGGCTCCACACCATTTTTTATATACTGCTCTACTTTTTCAATAAGCTTGTGTGTTTTACCAGTACCTGGTGGTCCAAAAATTATATGTGTCATTAGTAATTATGTTCTTTTTTAAAACTTTTATCTTTATAATTGTCTTCTTTTTTGTCAAACTGTGGAATTACAAATACAGATATTTTTGCTTTTGTAACTCGTTTAGTAAAACATTTTAAATTATCTCTAAGCATCTGTGAAGTTCTTTGATATGGAACTTTCCAATGATTTCTCAACAAAAATTTATTATAAAAATTATCAAATACAAAATAATGAAATCCTTCATCTGTAAAAGTACCACCAGTTTTTATTTCATCTATTTTATCTTTTTGTATTCTGTTTAAACAATAGTCTTCTAGATAATTACTTAATAAATCTTTTGTACTTGTACCTTCTGCAGGTTCTGTAATCTCAGCATTTTTTAATAAATTATTTGTAATTTGTTTCCATTCATTTGTTTTTAAAGTTGGTGGATTATTTCTTAATTGTTTAACACATTCTTCTTGAAACAAACTTTGATTTGTTAAATGTTTTGCTGAATCTAAATACAATCGATCTCCATCAACATTTAAATAATAGTATGGTTCTTCAAGATTAACTACTTGTAGATCGGTTAAGCTTGGAAAAATTACTTCTAATCCAATACCAAACTTTCTAGATTTACATAATTTTTTATCACACAGACTACACATAGGTTGGTCATTACATTTGTAACCCCATTCTTTTTTTTCATGTTGTTTTGTAATTATGCTTACTTCTGTATCAGATAATGGTTGCTCCATTGCTGTTTCATTAAATACTATTACTTTTGATTTCCAATTTTCTGGCCATTTCTGTTTTGCATATACACCATAATGAAACAGTGCATTGTTTCTACCACCTTCACCTATTCTATTTTGTGCCATAAGTTCTATACAAGGTGGTCCATCTGAATAAGGAGTTTCTGGTCTTTTAATTTCTATTGTGCTTATGTCTTGTTGTTTATATCTTTCGTAGAGTTCAAAAAAAGCATCTATACTAGCAGCTTCGCCATCTTCTATAAAGGCGTATCTTGTTGTCTGACCACAATTAAAGTATGGTAAATTTAAAAAGTTTCCTGTATCATCTTTTGATTTTAATTCTCTTTGTTTTGGAAATACTTCTGATCCCCCATAACCCAATACTGATCTAATCTCATTTAATTTATCCTGCATCAAACCTGCAGACACATAATCTTTCATAAATAAAAATACATGAGCACCACCAGATTTTGATCTACATACAACCAATGGTAACTTAAATTGTTTTATTTTATTAATTAATTTTTTGTGATCAAACTCTGCGTATGAGTCAATGTCTATACATCCCCACTTACATTTGTTATCATCATTGATTGGTATAATACCTAAACTATCAACACCATCTAAATGCTTTTGCCACAACTCATCTGTGACGGGTTCTCGTTTAACAAACGATTTACCTTTGACCTTGTTGCCGTCACCATTTGATTCACCAACTAAGGTGACACCATGTGCACGATCTAGTCCATCAAATATATTTTTAAATCTTTCTATCATACAAAATAAAAGTGGGCGTTGCCACTCTCGCTTAGACGCCCACTACCTAGGATACTGGTTAGTAGTTAGAAGAAGTTTTTGTAGTTTCTTCTGATCCGTGCTTAGCTTGGACTTCACCTTTACCTACTGATTCTGCAAAAGCTTTAGACATATCGTATATAGCTTTATCTGTTACAGGACCAACTTTAGCTACATCCCAACCAAACCATGTTCCTTTGTCATTAGACATCTGAACGGTGGATAGTTTATAAATGTGGCTATAAGTAGGCGGTGTAAATAAACCGTTTTTACCTTGCATCTTGATACCCATCATCATTGAGTTCCATTTTCTACTAACTTTAAGTTGAGTAGATTTCATAGAAATCAAAGCTGTTTGCGGGTTATCACCAAGAGTCAATACAAAATGACTAGCTGTGTTATCAAGATAATTACCATTTGGTAATCTGTCTTTATAATCTTTTCCTCTAGTCGTCTGACTTACAATATCACTATCTGCATCGTGAATTGCAACAGGTGCACCTGTACTGGTACCTCTGTCTTGCCATTCAATGTACTGTCTTTTGTAATGAGCAGGTACAACATTTAAAGTGTCATACAATTCATTAGTTACAGTATTTATTATTTTGCCTGGTTCTGCACCATCGACATATTTACCATCTCTTTTGTTTACCTCTGGAGATAGTTGACCCAA